TATTTCACAGAGTAACTCCTGTAACTAAAGGCGTAAGAAAAACTTTAACGTTGTGGATGTATGGCCCTAGATGGAAATAGTATAGAAGTTATAGATAACTTTTTATCCGAAGAGGATTTTAAAAAAGTATCTGCGGGAATGAATTCAGACATGTTTCCATGGTATTTTAATGAAGCGGTAGCAGATCCTCAAGATACAAAGAATTTTTATTTTACACATATTTTTTATAGAGACTCTAAAGTAGAGTCGCCAAACTTTAACACAATATTAATGCCATTACTTCAAAAACTTCCGCACGGTAATTTATATAGAGCTAAAGCTAATTTATTTGTAAGACAAGATAAACAAATTATAAATGGTAAACACGTTGATCTAACTGATGCACCACCTAATTTTCACACAGCAGTATATTATGTAAACTCTAATAATGGTGGAACTTTAATAGGAGAGGAATTAATTCAGTCTAAAGCTAACCGTATGTTAATAATGAAAGAAAATTTAGAACATTCAAGTGTTGGTCCTACAGATGAAAAGAAAAGAATTGTTATAAATATAAACTATATACTCAATGATTTAGTTTCTCCAACAGGCACTACTATTTTAGAATAATGGCTTTTATTCTAAAGCATCCAAACTATTTTAGAGTAAGAGAATGTATAAGCAAAGAGAAGGCTAAGTTTTGTTATGACTATCTTTGTTTAAAAGAAAAAATATATAACACAATGATAAATACTAAATATATATCTAAGAAAGATGAAGTGTTTGGTATTGCTGGAGATCCCGAAGTTCCTACTGCATATGCAATATACGGAGATCCTGTAATGGAACTATTATTATTAGAGTGTAAAAAACAAATAGATATAATTTTTGAAAGAGAAGTATATCCAACGTTTGGTTATGTGCGATTATACAAAAAAGGCGACGTTCTTAATAAACATAAAGATAGACCCTCTTGCGAAATAGCCGCTAGTCTATATCTTGGTGGAGACGCGTGGCCGTTTTACATAGCCGATGAAAAAATAGATCTAGATATTGGAGACTTAGTGGTATATGATGGATCTAATGTTGAACACTGGAGAGAGGAATTTAAAGATAATCAATGCGGACAGGTCTTTTTATTCTACTCTATTAACAAGGAGAAAGAATTAGACAGTAGACCCCATATAGGTTTGCCGTTTGAATTTGCAAAAAATGGATAAATTAAAAGATTACATACAAGTTACAAACGATTTACCACATGATTTATGTGATAAACTTATAGAAAGAACAGAGACTAGAAGTTGGGAAAAACATCATTGGTATAGTGTTGAAGATGAGTACGAAGGTAAAAACCCCGTTGCTACTTACGATAAAGAACTAGATGTTCAAGCAGCATCAGATGATGATGCAAGAGAAATACTACCTCATTTAGATAAAGCGCTAGAAAAATATTACAAAAAATTTTCTGATCATAGTATCTTTTCAAGACTGTCTTCAATTAGATTTAACAAGTACCAAGTTGGCACTCTTATGCGTCCACACATCGACCATATCCATGACATTTTTGATGGCAAAACAAAAGGCATACCTGTTGTTTCTGTTATTGGTTGTTTAAATGATGATTTTGAAGGGGCTGATTTTATGTTGTGTGGCGAAAAAATAGATCTTAAAAAAGGAGATATTCTTTTGTTTCCTTCTAATTTTATGTACCCTCATCAGGTTACAGAAGCAACTAAAGGCACTCGATATTCTTTTGTAGCTTGGGCTTTTTAAGAATTGAAAAGTCTTTCAATCTAGTATAAACCCTAATAAACTAGGGATTAATATGCTACAAAAATTAGGTTTTGCTCCAGGATTCAATAAACAAGTTACAGAAACCGGCGCTGAAGGGCAGTGGTTTGATGGAGATAATGTACGTTTCAGGTATGGTACTCCTGAAAAAATAGGTGGTTGGATTCAATTAGGAGACGATAAATTAACAGGAGCTGCTAGAGCTCTACATCATTGGGATGATAATGCTGGTATTAAATATGCAGCTATTGGAACAAACAGAATCTTATATGTATATTCTGGAGGAGTCTTTTATGATATTACTCCCCTTCGTACTACTATTACTGGGGTTAATTTTACAAGTACCTCTGGATCTCCTATAATTACTTTACAATTTCCAAGCGGTCATGGTCTTCAAGCTGGCGACATAATATTATTTAATACTGTGACCGGTATTACGGGATCAGGGAACTCGGCTTATACCGATGCCACTTTTCAAAATTTAAAATACATGGTTACATCTGTTGTAGATGCTGATGAGATTACTATTACCGCAACAGCAAATTCTGCAGGAACAAATCTAGCCAACACTGGTTCTGCTTCTGTATCGTGTTATGAACATGTTGGACCAGCACAAGAGCTGGGTGGTTATGGATGGGGTACAGCCTTATGGGGAGGTATTTCTTTAGGACCAGCAACAACAACGCTAGCTTCAGGTATTAATGATACAGTAACTGACATTCCTTTAACTAGTTCTGCAGCATTTCCGAACTCAGGAGAAATAAGAATTGGATCAGAAGATATTAGTTTTACAAATAATAATACAACAACCAATATTTTAAGTGGGGGTGCTAGAGAAGTAAATGGCACAAGTAAAGCAGCCCACAGTGGAGGAGACACAGTAACAAACATATCTAGTTATGTTGCATGGGGTGACCCATCATCAGCTGACTTTACTATTGAGCCAGGTCTGTGGGTACTAGATAACTATGGTACAAAATTAATTGCACTTATTTATAACGGTAAGTGTTTTGAATGGGATGCTGCTGCAGCTGGGGCCGTTAATAACAGAGCTACAGTAATAGCAAATGCACCTACAAAATCTCGTCACGTGTTGGTTTCAACACCGGATAGACACTTAGTATTTTTTGGAACAGAAACAACTATTGGAGATGCATCTACGCAAGATGATATGTTTATTAGGTTTTCTTCTCAAGAGAGTATTGACGCAACAGATTCTTATACAGTGTCTGCAAATAATACCGCAGGTACACAAAGACTTGCAGATGGCTCTATGATTATGGGAGCTATTAGAGGTAGAGATGCAATCTACATTTGGACCGATACCGCATTGTTTTTGATGCAGTTTGTAGGTCAACCTTTTACATTCTCTTTCCAACAAGTTGGAACTAACTGTGGACTGCTTGGTAAAAATGCAGCAGTTGAAGTAGACGGTAGTTCGTATTGGATGTCAGAAAATGGTTTTTTTACTTACGATGGTCAATTAAAATCTATGCCTTGTTTAGTAGAAGACTATGTTTATGATGACATTAATACTGTTTCAAGAAACTTGGTTTATGCTGGTATCAATAACTTGTTTGGTGAAATAAATTGGTTCTACCCACAAGAAGGTTCCGATGCAGTCGACAGGGTGGTAACATATAATTATTTAGACTCTAGTTCTAAAAGACCAATATGGACTACGGGGACACTGCCTAGAACAACATGGCAAGACTCAGCTGTGTTTGGAAAACCCCATGCTACTTGTTATAAGATAAGTGCAGATGATTCTTATGATGTTATAGGAAACACAGATGGCAGTACGATATACTATGAGCAGGAAACAGGGACCGATCAAGTAGATACCGGTGGATCGATAACTCCAATTATAGCAACTATTACTTCTGGTGATTTTGATATTACACAGAGAAGAAGTAGCACCGGACAGACTATAGGTATGCCTGACCTTAGAGGTGATGGTGAATACATGATGAAGATAAGAAGATTTATACCAGATTTTATTACTCAAACCGGTAATACTCAAATTAGTTTAATTACAAGAGACTATCCTAATAACACCGCTACAACAAACAACTTTACAACCACGTCGTCTACGACTAAAATTGATACACGTGTACGTGCAAGATCTATTGCATTAAAAATAGCTAATACTGGTGCCACACAAGATTGGAAACTTGGTACATTTAGATTAGATATACAACCGGATGGGAGAAGATAATGGCGGCATTTTATAATCAAGGTGATCAAGAGATATATAAAAATTTTCAATACATACCGCAAGAAAAATATAGAAAAAGTTTTACAGCACCTAATTTTGAAGCAGAAAAAATTAACAAATCTTTTGGAATACCTGCAACTAATGCTTTTGCAAATAGTGGGGGAGATGGTTTTAGTGTTTACAATGCAGACCCGAATACAATAACAAACAGAAATCCTAATAAGTACGCTTTGCAAGATGCAAGGTACGCTAATGAATTATCTTATGTAGGAAAAAACAATCAATCTGCAGATCCAAACATAATGCGGATAGCAAATTTTGATGAAGTGTTTGGACCAAAAACTTTTACTGATAGTTTAGGAAAAGAAAGAACTGTTCCAGGTGAAGAAAGATTTAATTTTCCAGGTGGTCCAAGTAACGCTCTTTATTCAACAGAAACAGAAGCAATAAAAAACATGGAAATGTATCCAGGTTACTATGGCATAGATACTATAGGTGATAAGTTTGAACTTGATGAAAAAGGTGAACTTGTTATGGACAGTAAGGGTAATTATATAAGAAAAAATCAACCTTCAAAATATGCAGAACTTATATCAAAAGGAATAGATTTTATACCGGGCATCGGAGCGGTTAAAAAAGGAGCTGAATTTTTATCAAACGTTATCGGACCTTACATGCCTATAAACAGAAGAGCAATAATGGAGAATCAAGCAGGTCTTGATGGTGTAAGGATTAATAATATTGGTCAAATTGTATTAGGACAAGGACAAGCATACGATACGCCACAAGGTATTATGGCTGGACATAATTACAATCAAATGACTGAGAAAACTTTTGACAAAAAACAAGCTGGTATAGAAAAAACATTAAGAAGTAAATATGATTTTAATGATGATGATATGGATAATTTAAATAAAGGTATTGTTACTGCTGATATGAAAGCAAAAGGATTTAATGAAACAATGAGTAACACTTATGGAAAAACAATGGAAACAAACTTAATATCTAATTATATTAATGTAGGTATTGCTAAAAAGAACTTTACCGACACGTTACTTACTACAGACAAGATTGTAGACATCAGAAAAGATACTAAAGACAATAAAAAAAATAAGAAAACTACAACTACTGAGACTGATACTACAACTACTAGTGGTGATGGAGATAATAAAGGTGATTGGGGAGGTCATGGGTCTGTAGAAGCTTATGATGACTCTCAACAAGCCACTTATGACAGAGCTATAGATAGACACAGAGGTGCTGAGGGTGGAAGAGTAGGTTATTTTTATGGGGGACGAGCAAGTATGTCAGGACGAAAAGGTTTAGCGCCAGGAGGACCTGCAGGTGGTGCATCAGCGGGTGGAAACTATGGTGGAAACGTTAATCCTAACCAAGAATATGCGGGCAATACTTTTGAAGAAACATATGGCAATGATAATAATCAAAACAATGTTACTACAATAGTTCCAAAAACAAATTATATAGACCTTGAACCTAAGTTATTACGTACAGACCCTTATATTAATTTTAGTGCAAAGACTCCTTTAGAGCTAGCAAAACTAAATGCAGCCATTGGGTTCAACAATATTTTTGATAATGATGACTTGTCCGTAGAAGGAGATCTTACTACTAATATAGGACCTGTTACTACAAACACGGACTTTACAGAAGAAGGTGTTGGGGACACTGACATAACCTATGGTAATTTTTCAACTAAAATTGATCCAAATAAAAACATACAAAGTATCGGTTATAACAATTCATGGAATGGAATTAATTATGGGGTCAATACTGATTTAGATAATACAACGTTTACCGCAGGTTTAAAGTTTAAAAATGGAGGACTAGCAAGTATTTTATAATGGCAAGAATTGTACAATCATTAACTAGAGCAAGTAAAGAATACGAACAAAGAACTTTTCAATCTTTGGTAAGAGATCTTGATTCAGTTATACAAAAATTAAATACGTCTTTTCAAGATGAAGTTAAACAGGAGATAGAAGCTAAAAGTTTCTTTTTAGAATAATGGCAATAGTAAACCAATATAAATTTTATGGCAAAACTACAACAGCTGCTGAAACAGTAGCCCTGTTATCGCCAGGTATTAATGAAACAATTATTATAAAATCTTTAAGAGTTACTAATAAATCAGGATCTAATACCCCAACAGTAACCATAACAAATAACGCATTTGAGATTGTTAATACTCAATCTTTAACTGCTGCTACTAGTGTGGAGATACTTACTCTACCATTAATAGTAGAAGGGAACACCACTTTGTCATACACTACGGCAGGAACAATGACACATGGAGTTGTGTTCGGTATTAGTTATCTCAATATATTAAAGGAGAAAACAGACTAATGAATGACATACCAGTATTAACACCGGAAAAAATTATAACGACTATTAAGAATAAGAAGACAGGCGAGGTATATGAGACTGAAGAAGCTTTAAAAGCTGCTAATATACCTGAAGAAGACGTGCAAAGAGACGTGACCGTCATCATGCCACCTCTTGATTTAATAGGGAAAACAAAGTAAAACGATTAATTAAGGTAAAATTATGGCTATATCTAGAATGCAAGAACCCAGACAGTTGTACGGATTAGGAAGTATCGTTAAGAAAGCGGTACGAGGCGTTAAGAAAATTGTTAAAAGTCCGGTAGGTAAAATGGCTTTATTGGGTGGTTTAGGATTTGCAGCTAACGCAGGTATGCTACCTGGTGCATTTGGAAAAGGTTTTCTTACAGGAAAAAACGCTGGTTTATTTGCTCGTTTAAAAAGCGGTAAAGGAATGCTTGGTGGAATTGGTAATTTATTTAGACAAGGGGGTGATCCAACTAAAGGATTTAGTGCTGGTAGAATGTTAATGGGTGGCTTAGGTGCTACAGCAATTGCAGCTCCATTCCTTATGGGTGGTGATGATGAAGAAGAAGAGATAACAGATGTTATTGATCCAGCTGGAATAAGACAAAGTGCGGTAGATTTTTATAGAGGCACTGGCGGATCAAATTTAGCATTCATGCCACAGAAAAAATATGTTCAACCGAACTTTTACGCAGCCGATGGTGGTCGTGCAGGTTATGCTAATGGAATGATTGTTGAAGATGAGGAAGAAGAATTTATTAGAACAGGTGCAGGCCAAAGATTTAGACCACGAGCAGCATTTTTAAATATGGGTGGTGGCGCAGGTAAAGCTCAAGCAGAACAAATGCTTATGGCAGAATTTACTAAGTATAGAAATAAAGGTGGTACGATGACCTTTAAACAATTTGTACAAGCAGTTATGCAACAAGGACAAGATCAACAAACTATGATGGCAGCTAATGGTGGAAGAATAGGTAAACAAGAAGGTGGGATCATGGAAACTGAAGAAGCATCAGAAATGATTGACCTGGGTGGTCAAGAAAAAGATTATAGAGAGACTGGTGGCTTTGTAGATTTAGGTGGAAAAGAACGAGCAGATGATGTACCAGCTAGATTAAGCAAAAATGAATTCGTTTTTACAGCTGATGCAGTTAGAGCTGCAGGCGGTGGAGACATTGACGCTGGCGCAGAAGTTATGGAAAATTTAATGGATAACTTAGAAGCAGGTGGAGAAATTTCTGAAGAGTCGCAAGGCTTAGAAGGAGCACAAGCAATGTATGACCAACAACAAATGTTAGAATCGAGGATGATATAATGGCTATTTCAGATTTTTTAGAACCGGCAGTAAAAGATTTTGCCAAACAGGCAACAGCTACATATTCCGCACCTATTAATACTGATGTATTTATGGGTACTGGTACCGGACAAAACCCGTTCGTAGCTCAAGAAGACGCATTACAAACACAAGCGATTAATTTAGCACAACAAGGTGTTGGATCTTATGCACCATATTTACAAGCTGCAACTACAGCACAAAATTTAGGAGCTGGACAAATAGCAGGAGCCGCTGGAACCGTTGGTGGTCTGGGTGGTTTAAGTGGAGCACAAGCTTATCAACCTTTTATGTCTCCGTATCAACAACAAGTTATCGATACGACTCTTTCAGAGTATGACAGACAAGGAGTAGCTGGTGAACAAGCTATAAGAGACGCAGCAGTAGCATCGGGTAACTTCGGTGGTGGTAGAGAAGGGGCACAACTTGGTCAATATCAATCAGATAGACTAGCAGATAGAGCAGCACTTCAAGCAGGTTTACTACAAGGTGGATTTCAAAATGCACAACAAGCAGCACAACAAGCTTTTGCTAACCAAGGTAATATAGCAAACATGCAAACTGGTTTAGCTAACGCATATAACCAACAAGCACAAAACATGTATGGCCTATCTGATTTTGGTAGAACCGGAATGGGTCAAGATATTTCTGCACTAGGATCTCTTGGTGCATTAAGACAAGGAATAGATCAAGCAAACCTAACAGCTAATCAACAAGCTTTAAGAACAGGTGCTTACGAACCTTATGGAAGATTATCACAATATGGTAACATGTTAACTGGATTAGGTGGTGGTGTACAAGGTCAACAATACGCAGACCCTGAACCAGCAAGTCCATTCTCAACAGCATTACAAACTGCATTAGGTATCGGGGGACTGTTCGTTAAAAACCCATTTAGGAGTTCGTAATGAGACCTTTAAATAGACCAATGTTTAGGTACGGCGGCCCTATTAAAGAGGGTGTTATGTCTGGAATTAGAGAGCCACATAAAAATGGTAACATAGTTGGAGGACATCAATCACCTAAACTAGCTGGTGCTCACCCTTGGAAAGATGCAAGTGGTAGAGAACATCACCTTCTTCCAGCAGGTTATGCAGTCGGTGCAGGTTTAAATGCACTTAGACTTGGAGCTATGAGATATGGCTCAAGATATATTCCTAAAATATGGCAAGGAGCTAAAAGAATTTTCGGTAAAACTACACCAGCTTCAGTTACAAGAACTTCAAGCAGAACAGTACCAGGTGCATCAGGAAGTTATAGTCCTGTAATTATGAATCCAGCTAAATTTAACCCTAACTTTTTAGGTAGAGACCCTATTTTACAATTCATAGGAGGAGGTGGTAAATTTGCATCTAAAGTAATTAAACCTACAGGTAAATTTATGTTTGGTTCTCCAACAGGATTAGCTTTATCTGGTTACACTGGTAAACAAATATACGACGCATTAAAATCAGATCCTAAAAAAGACACAGATGGAGATGGAGTATCAGATGTTAATGCAGCAAAAGCAGCTATTGGTATGCCAGAAAATTTAACTCTTGGTGGTGGACAAAACATTAAAGCAGAAAGTGGTGAAGGACCTTCAGCAGCGGAGATAGCTAAATCTAGAATAGAAGCTAACAGAAAAAAATATTATGAAATTATGGGTATTGATAAAATGGGGAGACAAGCTACAGGAGACGCATTGATTAATGCAAGTAGAGCGATCAACCAAT